GGTCGCCCGCCTGAGGGGTTTTTAGATCTGCTCAAGTCGGAGCCGGGCCGGATTGAGGCTTGCACTGCCGGGGTCAGCTTTGAACCGCTGGGGGAGGCGGCCCGCCCCACATACCTAGACGCCATTCGCCTAGCCCAGGGCTGCCACGATTACTCAGGCGGCCATAGCGGGACAGAGGGTGAGGCCTGGCATGGCGCCATCTCTACGGTCGTGGACGTGCTCAAGCGGGCGGCGGCTGGGCCCTGGGACAGCCAGATCAGGGCGGTGTATGGCGTTGGGGTGGAGGCTGGGGATGTGGCTGTGCCGGTGCCGGTGGCAGTGAGCGAGCGGCCATGGGAGCGGGAGGGGTGGCGCGATGAACAGGGGCGGTGCTGGTTCTGCAATGCCTACTCCATGGGTCGCTGGAGCTACGACACTCCGCCCGATCCAGGGCAGGGCTGGGGGCGGCTAGGGACGCTGACTCACTCTTTGCCGCACTGGGCAATTCAGCGGCCCCGCGCTATCCCAAAACCAGCGCCCCATGTCGGGGAGGGGGAGGCGTGATGTTAGTTCAAATTCCAACACTGGCCGACGCTTATTTTTCAATCGCAAAATGGGCTTATTGGCGTTACGCAAGGGGAATGGTGGCCAGCAATAGAAAGCCGGTCGGCGTGCCAGGCAACCGGGACCCAGACAGCCCCTGCCCGGCATTTGAGCCCCGACCCCGCAAGCTGGAAGACTTTGCCGATTGCGAAACAGATGGACATTACCTGTGCTCTGAGTGCTGCCACAGAGTGTCAGCGCCGGCATGGGGGGAGGTGGAGGCGTGAAAGCCAAGGAACAAAAACTCAGGACCGCAATGAAAGCAGCCCGTGAATTTATCAACCGGAGCGAGCTTCTGTTGGCCTATTGGGAAGCAGGCGGCGCAAGCCTGACCGGCACGGCCCCATCTGGTGCTGTTCGACGTGCATCTATGGAGCTGACCAGATCGCTCTCTGAATACAGGAAACCTTGAGCACCCCCAAGAGCACCCTCACCCCTGACCCCCAATGCTAAAAAACGACAAATGGATCAGAGCCCAGGCCGCCGCCGGCATGATCGAGCCCTTCCAGGCGGCCCTGGTGAGGGAGGTTGACGCCATGGATGGTTCGCTGCGCGAGCCGTGGGACAAGCGCCCGGTACTGAGCTTCGGCACCAGCAGCTACGGCTACGACATCCGCCTCTCGGCTGCCGAGTTCCTGACCTTCCGCCATGTGCCGGGCACGGTGATGAACCCCAAGCGGCCCAATCCTGCCAACTTGGAGCCCGCCCCCCTGCATGAGGATGAAGACGGCCGATTTTTTATCCTGCCGGCCCACACCTATGGCCTAGGGGTGGCGCTCGAAAGGATCCGGGTGCCGCCAAATATCACCGTGATCTGCCTAGGCAAAAGCACCTATGCCAGGTTGGGAATCATCGTCAACACCACGCCGGCAGAGGCCGCATGGGAGGGGCATCTGACCCTTGAGTTCAGCAACTCATCCGGGGCTGACTGCCGCATTTATGCGGAGGAGGGGATCTGCCAGCTGCTCTTCTTCGAGGGGGATCCCTGCGAGACGACCTATGCCGATCGGGCTGGGAAATATCAGAACCAGCCTGAGCGGGTGGTGGTGGCCAGGGTATGAGAGACATCACCCCAACCCCGCCCCGTGGCCGCTTCGTCGTCCTAGAGGGCATCGACGGCAGCGGCAAGACCACCCAACTGGAGGCCCTGCGCCAATGGCTGCCCAGTAGTGGCCTGATGCCTCCTGGCGCCCGCGTGATCGTGAGCCGAGAGCCTGGGGGAACCGCCCTAGGCCAGGCGTTGCGGGATCTGCTGCTGCACCCTCCTGGGGAAGCGGCCCCGGCGCCCCGTGCCGAGCTCCTGCTGTATGCCGCCGACCGTGCCCAGCATGTCGAAACCGTTCTGCGGCCGGCGCTCGATGCCGGGGATTGGGTGCTGTGCGACCGCTTCACCGGATCGACCTGGGCCTATCAGGGTTATGGCAGGGACTTGATGAAGTCAATGATTCGCGATCTGGAGTTTCTGGCCACAGGCGGTCTGCAGGCTGATCTCACCCTCTGGCTGGATGTGCCCCTGACCGAGTCGATCCGGCGCCGTGGCAGGCAACCGACCGACCGCATTGAGATGGAAGGAAAATCCTTTGTGATGCTGGTAGCCGCAGGCTTTGCCGTCATGGCCGCTCGGCGTGGCTGGACCCGCATCGACGCAGACAAGCCCGTAGTTGCCGTGACGGCGGACTGTTGCCGCGCCATGGTCCGCCGCTTTGAGGGGCCGGTGGCATGATCACCCCAACCCTTCCAGCACCTCCCTGGCCCACCGCTGGTGTTCATCGCTCGGAGGCTGCAGGGGGCGAGCATCACGGGCCAGGACAAGCTCCACCTCCAGGCACCGCACGCGGCCCAGCAGAGCATCGATCAATGCCCCCTGGCTATAGGCCTGCACAATCAAGTTATCAGCCAGGATGCTCAGATCGTCGCGGCACAAATGGGCGGCAGTCCGCCGATCCAAAGCCCGGCTCAGCTGCGTTTCTAGGCTAAGTGTCGGCACCATCCAACTATTCGAGGTCGAGGCCATGGCGGATCAAGAGCTGCAGTTGACGGTAGGAACAGATGCGGATGGTGGCGCGTGCTGGGAGGTGTGCATCGATGGGGTCCGGCACCAGGACCGATCACCCGCCCAGCTCCGCGCCTTGATCGAGCAGCGCCGCGCCCAGAAATCGGCACGGTGGGCCCAGCTGGAACCGATCGAGGGGCTAGACGAGGATGCCGACGCGGGGCGGCCTGGGTGGGGCGGCATGGTGCAGGCCGAGGGGGGCTGGCGGGAAGAGGGCTAGCGATCTGCAACGATCGCGCTGGGGCGGCATGGGGCAGGACGAGGGGGGCTGGCGGTAATAGGGCACGCCGGTCAGCGGGTTGGTGGGTGCAGCCGTCATGGGCTCGTAGCATAGCGGCAACAATTTAGCCCCGCCCAATGCCCGTTTTCACTCTCTGCAACCGGGCCCAGTACAGCCTGACGACCCCTGACATGCCATTAACAGGCACGTTCTACGGTCAATTGATGACCTCTGCTTTTACGTTTAACCGTGACACCCATGACACGATGGCCGCAATCACCAGCGGCGAGATCACCCCTGTTACCGGCTATTCAACAGGCGGCAAGCCGTTGGTGCTCAGTAACTCAATGAACACCACTACCGGAATCAATGCCCTAGTCATTGCCCCGGTTACATGGAATGCCAATATCACGGGCGCCAGTGGGATTCTGATTTATTATCGACCATCAGCAACACCTTCTGAGCAAATAGTTTTAGGCTACAACCACTTTGGCAGCCCTCAAAGCAGCGTTGGGGGGTTGTTCAGGATTGAGCAAATGCAGATCGAAGCTGCGCAAGCAAACAACAACAATGTCATAATTCCTTACGCAACAATCAACGCAATCATAAACAAAACTATAAACCTGAGTGCAGGCAACTTCTACGCCATGCTGCTGGGTGCTGGCTACACTCCCAGCGCCGCTCATTCGTTTCGGTCAAATCTAACCAACGAAGTGACAGGCACTGGCTACACCGCTGGTGGCGTGCCTGCTCCGCTGACGATCACACGGGATGATGCTGCTGATAAAACCATAGTGCAGGCCAATCAAATTATCCTTACGGGCGCTACAGTTTCGCCTAGATATGTGGTTTATTATCAAAGCCTTGGCGGGGCGGCTTCTGCTGACCGTGTTTTGATGATTTGGGATTGGGGCATAGTCTACCCTGCCAATGGTGCCGCGTATCCGATCAATGCCAATAGCTTTGATATCACCGGGGTTTACGTTTAATGGATTTCCCTGAATCCTGTCTGCCGATCGGGAGGCCGCATACGTTAGGTGATTTCAATATCGCCGCTGAACTTGATCGGCGGTTTTTATTGAGCGACACCCTGGCTGGCCAGACCCTGCCCTTGCCCCTGCCCCTGCTCAGCCCCGCACAGTTCGCCGATTTTGTGGCGCACTTCCGAACTGTGGGGCTGCTGGCATCCTGGGAGCTGCCTGCTGCGGTCTGGGTGGGGCGTGCAGTTCCCCCGACGCCGGCTCGATGGCGCTATGCCTCGGCACCATCGTGGGCCCTGCAACCTGGCGAGCAGTGGCAGGTTACCGGGGTTGAGCTGCGTGCGGTGTGAGCTAAAAAATTGGCAGCGGCCCGGTCGGTACGGTATGTGGCCTGGCGGCTAAGGTGATCTGGAAATCATTGAACCGTCCATTACAGATTTGAGAATTCCCAAAGCGTTTTCCTATGTCTAGGATTGTTTGCGGGTAATTGCGAATATATGTAGGCACAGGATCGGCAGACACTGGAGTGATAAATGTCTGGCCGCTGACTGTCGAGAACGATGTTCTTACAAACCCAGCCGCTCTGGTCTGCTGGAAGAAATACCAGCTCCCTGGAGAGACTACGGCTTGCCCGCTATATTCGGTCCCGACCTGGGATCCAGGGCTATTCAAATTGTCAGAATAGTAAACCCATCCACTTGTCGCAATTACAAAAGCATTCAAAAAGCTAACATCTGCCGGTAAAGATCCGATACCTCCTGCTTCATTTGTGATCTGAAACAACTCGTTCCTGGCCACTGTTGTTAGATCCACTGTTGTTAGATTAAACCAAAATCTGATTGTGTAATCTCCTGCGCCCAAGGCCTGCGCCAGTTCTACCGACAACCAGTCTGGCGTGCCATCGGCGCTAGTCAATAGTGCAGAGCCGGCGCCCCAGCGGCCTGCGCTGGCGTCAATGCTGATGCCGCCTTGTGGCGTAATTGACACCGATTGGCCGCTGACATCGGTAAAGCCCTTGTCAGCAGTCAGGGGCAGATGCGCCAACACCGACCCGTAAAGAGGGTCGTTCAATGGCGTCGATACGAGCCCAGCTGGCGTGGTCTTTAGCAGCAACAGCGTCGATTGGGACGGCGTGCCCGTAGCCATCCCCGCCGCCGTGGTGGTCAGCCGCAGGATCGTGGATCCGCTGGGGGTGCCCGCCGGCAGGGCCCTGGCCGCTGTGGTGCGGAGCACGATGCGGGTGGACCCGGAGGGGGTGGAGGCCCGTCGAATCCAGACCCCGACGAACTGAACGGCCAGGCGGTAGAACTCGGGGGCGACCGCCCGGACGTCGTCCTGAGTAACCGGCCGCGCATAGGTCCACTGAAACCCGGCCGGAGTCAGTGCCGTGGCCAGGGTGGTGGGATGAAACCCAAACGAGCGGCCCCGCTGGGCCTGCTGGTGGTCTGGCACGCTGCGGGCTTCGGCTTCGGTCAACCCTTCAAACGTCATATTCAGAACGTCCCCGGTCGCTACCAGGTCGGCGGTGCTGGCCACGGTGCTGCCGTCGTAGGCAGCCTGCAAGGTGGCTGGGACCGTGCCAGGAGTGATTGAGACGGTGGCAGGGCGGAGGGTCGGGAATGTGGTCATGATGGACCCAATAAATCAGCATAGCCAGGAATTAAAACTGATCGAACAAAAATATAAGACCAAGTTTCTTGATAGCTTCCATTTAGGATATGAGGATATTCAGTAACTCCAGGCGGACCGATGGCACCTGTATTTTCGTTTACAGGATAACGTGTAACCCTTGTTAGGGTGTTGTCTTCAAACGATATAAAACAGGCATCGTCGGGCCCCGTAAAAATGGGACTCATGTCTTCCTCTACTTCTTGTGGCTTTCGCTCAGGAAAAGCAATGCTTGCCTCGGGGTTTAATTTCCAATATTTTCTAAGTGTATAAACTGTAAAATCTTGGTTTCCGGTCGGCGGCAACGGCGGATTGGCCGGGCCGTCAGGCGTGCCTGGCTGGGAGGGGATGCCGGGGGGATTGACCGGGCCGGTAGGGGGCAGGGGGGCAGGGGGAGCACCACCACCTCCCCCACCGCCGCCACCGCCGCCACCGCCGCCACCGCCGCCCACACTGAATCCGCCGCCCGCGTATTCGCCAGAAACCGGCCGCCGACCGTAGCGGCCGTAAAACCAGACCTCGTCACTGGTCCAGCTTTCCTCGTCGGGCGCGGGGATCGAACAATCGGTCGCCCGGCTGGGGTCCGCATCGCAGGAGGGGGCGGTGTCACCGGTCAGGAGGGTGATGTTCTCAACCTGAACCGCTGCCACGTCCAGGGCCACCAGGGAGCGCCCTAGCCCATCGACCGGGCAGTGCTCCAGTTGCAGGGTCAGGGTGCCCTCGCGGCCGGTGTTGGCAGAGACAATCCAATACCAAGCCACCAGGGGGCTGCTCAACCCATCCACGTCCTCACGCTGCAGCTGCAGGGCGATCAGCTCGCCCTCTCCCAGGGTCGAGTTCCAAGAGCCAGCCTTGATCGCCACCGCGGCGGAGTGCGTGATGTGCCGGCGCTTTGCCTGGCCAAACCGGATCGCCCTGGCGGCGTGAATCTCGGATGTGCAGAACTGGCTCAGATCGTGCTCCTCCGTTGGCGCGGTTTCTGGGGTGGAGTCATAGGCCACCTCCGGGGTCCGAATCATCCTGGACAATCCATCCGGGCCCTGCTGGCGCCAGGCCGCTACAGCCCGGTAGGGGCGCCTCGCCTCAGGGCTAACCAGCTGCCAGGTGTAACTCCCATCGACGATCGCCTCGCTATCAAACACCCACGCGGGGCTCAATGGCTCGGTGTTGATGGCCCCAGATGGCGTAACGGGCAGCAGTGGCCGCAGGCCGTAGCGGCCGGCAATCTTGGTTTCGCGCACCATGAAATAGGGCCCAACCTTGCTCATCCAGTCGCTGATGCTGGTCGGCTCTGATAGCACCCCATTCCACCAGAGACCGTTGACATCCATGAACCGAGCTGCTGCGGTGATCGACTCCCGATCAATCCGAACCGGTGCTGTGCGGCCATCATTGTTCAGTAGGTATAAATAAAGATCGCCTAAATTGTTGGAGCTGCCGTAGACATTATCCAGCAGCCTGACTGATTCGACTCCATTGCGAATAAATAGATGAATCTGCCGCTTCCAGTGGCCACGGTCTGGCAGTCCGACGCCATCAGCATCAAAACCGTTGAAGTTTACAGCGCTAAACGATACAGTCGTTAGGTCTTTATGTGTGCCAACCGTGCCGCATTGCGTTGGGGCCTGCACTTTGTTGGCAATTAATTGCGAGCCTGAATAAACATCAACCAGGAAATTGCCAGGAGTCCAGGTGCCAGCAGTTTTTGGGCCATAGGACTGGCTGAAGTTCCCAACCCGGCAGCGGCCCTGGAAAACGCCATTGACCGAGATGCCGCCGAGCTTCCCCTGGCTGACGATCAATCGCCACTTCACCGCCACGGCATTGGCCACGGGCTGCCCCTCCAGCAGCGGAGTATCAAACCGGCAGGCCGTGGCCTTCGGGCTGACGATCACGCCGCCGACGCCGGCGTCCGATGGGCTGCCGCAGGTGTCGCCGATGCGTCGGCACCAGACGATGGGCGCCCGCTCCAGCAGCGTCATCGCCTGCTGGTTGGCGTTCCAGTGCGACTGGGCCTCGGCAGCAGTCACGGCCGTGGGCCGGGCAGCTCCCCCCAGTGCTGCGGAGGCCCTGCCCAGCGAAACTGTCGTCTTGCCGTATTGGCTGCTGCCTGGGCTGCTGGATTTGAATCCAATCATGTTGAAAAATCCAACACGCAGGGCGTGCCGATCAACTCCTGCGTGAGCACGATTGGCGGGACCGACACTGCAACCGGAGGCGGTGAGATGGCGCCCGTAATCGTGATGCCAGTCAGGGAGCCGCTGGCGGTGATGCTGCCGACCAGGGCCGAATCAACCCGGCTGAGCCCGCCCAGGACAACCTCGAACTGAGTCACCTCGATCAGCCATTGGTTGGCGTTCGCATCGAGCGCCAGGGCCATGACAGCAGGGGAGTACGCGCAGGTGATTGTGACTGATCCCGACGCCAGGCCCGAATCAAACCCTGGGCAGTTGAACTCCTGGAACTCCCAGGACTGCAGCCCGTCGCCGTCGCCAGCGTCAAAGGCAGTGAAGGGGCTGTTGTTGATCCCATCGAGCCGGTGCCAACGCCCCTTGGCGTTGCCGCTGGGGTCCATCCACTTCAGGGTCTGGGTGTAGACGTGGGGGCCGTAGTCGGGCATCAGCGAAAAATCCCCAGTTCACTGCGCCCGTCAGGGGTCTGGGCATAGGTCCACATCCGATTGGCAGCATCCTCGGCAATCGCCACGGCGTCGGCCATGGTTATGGCGTCAGATCCGTCCGGGAGTCGGTAGACCGGGCCGGTGTGGTTGAGGTTGAAGGTTGGGGCAAAGGTGCCGCCGCCTCTGGAGCCCCCGGCAGCGGCGCCGCCCTGGCGAATGCCGAGGCCCCGATCGCCCATCTGCGCAGCGATGAACTGCGGCACCTTTTTCTGAGGAACGATGTACTCGGGGCCCGCCTCGCCGGCCATGATCAGCGTTGGCCGATCCACCCGGCCGCCGCCGGCAAACTGGGGCACTTCAACATATTGAATCGGCTGAGCCGTTATGCCTACCCTACTTGAAACTGAATTGATTCTAGCAATTGCGCTATTTACAATATCAATAAATCTATTCACTCCATTAGCACCCCAAGACAGCAGCCCATTTAGCGAGCCGCGCAGGCTGTTGACAATGCCATCCCAAGCCGCAGTAATGGGCTCCACCAGGCCTAGCGCATAGTCCCGCATGCCATCCATGGCCAGATTCCAGGTCTGCCCCAGGCGTGCAATCAGGCCATTCTCTGGGCCGATGATCGTGTCGAAAAATGCTGCAAAGTTGTCCCTGATATTCGGCAGAATGTTGCTGACGTAGCTGCTGATATTGTCCATCATTATGTTCCAGCCGCCGCCGATCATTGCGACGAACCCGGTTTCAGGGTTGGCGATCAGGTTCCAGAGGCCCCGGAAGGCATCGGCGATCTGATCGCGGAAGTTGAAAACCACCACCGCCGTGGCCACGGCTGCCGCGCCAATCAGGATCGGAGCAGAGACGAAACCGGCGACCAGGGCAGCCAGGCCGGTGGCTACTGATCCGACGGTGGTGGCGATGCCCGCCAGACCTGCTGTTACCGCCGGCATGGCCCCAGCCCAGCCGGCCAGCGTGGCGCCTAGGCCAAAGCCGGCAATGGTCTTGAGAGCCATCCCAAGGCCAACCACAACGGGCAGAGCAATGACGGCTGCTGCTCCAATGGCGCCAATCCCAATTGCTATTTGCGTGAGCAGGGGATTGGCTTGGGCAAGGCCCGAAAGCGCTTGAACTACTGCAATAACACCAGGTACTAGCTCGTTAATTATAGGTACTATCAAATTGCCTATTTCAATCTGCAAGTTTTCTACATTGTTTTTGGCTAATTGAATTTGCGCCGCAGTTGTTTCCATTTGAACTCCAGCCTCAACGGTAACCGACCCCATGTTTTTAGTTTCATTATTTGCAACCCTTAGCGCTTCGGCAAGTTTTTGCGTATTGTTAATCATCGGAAACAATCCCCTAGCCTCATCGCCAAAAAAGTCAGTAAACGTAGGTAGCTGCAGCTCTTGCGGCAAGCTCTTGATTTTATCTAGCATCGCAATTATCGTAGGCTCTGCGTTAGTGACCATGTTTCTAGCCAACAACAATCCCGCGCTTTCGCCTGACTTCCTAGCCGCCTCGTCTTGTTGAATTTTCAGTATCTTTTGCTGGCCATCGTACAAAGCTCTTTCTTCTGTAAACGACTCTTCTATGCCTTGCTTTTTGTCGTCCAACCTCTCTTGCTCTGCTTGCTTAAACGCGGCGACACTTTCTTCGTATGCCTTTTTTTCCCTGTCGGACCTGTCTTTAATTGCTTGTGATTCTTGCTCTTTTCTTTCGTTAATTGCATCCATCCTCAACTGAGAAGCGTCTTCTATTGCTCGCTGTTCGCGCTTAAGAATCGCTTGCGATGCTGCATCCGTGCCGGTAATTTGCTGGCGCAGTTGTTCTAGTAAGTCTTCGGTTTGCCGGCGCTCTGCCGTCTCAATAGTTCTATATTTTTTGTTAAGCTTTTTCTCCTCTTGAGATACCTGCTGATCCAGGATTTTTAGTTGTTCATCCATCCGCCTCTGGGCTTCGCGCAACACGCCATTTGTTTCCACCTCGGCCAGCCTGATCGCGCCATCTTTGCGACGGTTCAGGGCGTTCTCATAGCGCCGATCCTCTGCCGATCGCACCATCTCATCCTGTGCCTGGCTGATGGCGGTAGCGGCCTGGCCCGACGCCATCCCTAGGGTCTGCAGCGCCCGAATCTGCCGATCCGTCATGGAGTCGCCACGGGTGAGGGCTTTGACCATGTTGTTAAAGCTGGTGGCGGCGACCTCGGTTTCGACGCCTGCGGAGATCATCGCCGCGCCAAAACCTGCAACCTGCTCCGCCGTCAATCCTGCCTGCTGCCCAACAGCTCCAGACCGTAAAGCAAATTCGATCAGCTGCTTACCATTGGCAGCGCCGGCCTTATCAAGTTCATTCATTGTATCAGCCAGCTTCAATACGTCTGGCTGCGTTAATTTCATGCTATTGCGCATTTTCGCAATAGACAAACCGGCCTCATCTGCCGTCATATTGAAAGCAATACTTATCTTTGCAACATCTCCGGCGAATTGCCGTACTTCCTCCCTTGCGATGCCTGACGCGCCAGCAGCGGCGTAGATCTCCGCAAATCCCTTGGCTGAGATCGGCAGCTCTAGGGATAGTTCTCTGATCTCGTCTGAGATTTCCGCAATTGCAGCCGGCGTCTCTAGGCCATCCATGACCTTGCGGACCTGGGAGATGCTGGTTTCAAAATCAATGGCAGCTTTCGTGCTGGTCACTAGCGCAACGCCAACACCAGCAGCCAGGGCGGCGGCAGCCTGCCAGGATGCGCTATCGATCGTGGCCTTGAAGCCTCCACGGGTGGCCTCTGCGACCTTGTTGATCTCATTACCCAGCTGCGCCACCTGGCCCATGCCAGTAACCTGGGCCCCAATCTTCAGAATCGCGTCAAAATTGACGGCCATCAGGAACCCCTCAGCAGTGTCAACAGTTCCAGCTCGATGACGCGCAGATCATCCATCAGCGCAGCAACCGCACCACGGCCACGCCGCAGGCCCGCCAGGGCGATAACCGCCGGATAGTTGAGCCCGGTGCGCACCCGGTACGGCTGCCACTCTGGGGTGTACTCGGTGGCCCACTGCCATTGGGTTTGCACCTGGCACCAGAGCAGAAAGGCTTCCCAGTTTTCGGGCCATATCCAGCAGGTGGGCTCAGTAGGTTCTGGGGTCTCATCAGGCACAAACCCAACGATCCCCAGCCTTTTCGCTTCTTGCGCCAGCCTGGCGTTCTCCTGGGCCTGGGATTCAACGCGGCTGACAGTGGTCATTTGCCGATGCCATTCCCTCGCGATTTCCCTGAGGTTGGCGGCTTTCCCACTTCAGGATCCGTTAGTGTGTTCCATGCGGAAACAAGCGCATTGGCTACCCCAGGAAATTCGATTACTTTTTTCTTGTTTTCAGCAGTGAAAGACATTGGCTCATCATTATCGCCGCCAAGCATGTCTTCCCCCCAGCCAACAAGAATCTTGTCAGCGATTGGAAGAAGGCTTTTCCTTTCCAGTCCATCAGCAGCAGACGGCTCCAGGTTGCCAAGCTCAATCGCTTTAATGATTGCAATGTAGGAGCGAAATTCTTCGCGCATATTTTCAATCTCGGTTTGCTGGCCTCTTTCAAAGATTGCCGTAAATGATCCATGTTCTTGCTTTCCGTCTCCAATCGGGTAGCTAAACTCCACCTTGCCTGTAAAGGTGGTGCCAGCTCTGTCAATGTTGAAAGCCATGAGAGAAGATCAGGGGTGAAAGATTAAAACTGGCGGCTTGATCAGTATCAAGTAAACGCCAGCGTGCCGGAGTCGCTGAGGCCTTCAGTGCGCCGCACCGTAAACGGAATGGTCAGCGCTGCGATGCCGGCATCATCGTCGGGTGCGGGGGCGCCCAGTTGAACCTTGGGCAGGTTGACGACCATGCGATTGCCCACCACCGTGTTATGGGTGAAGTTGAGCGCACCATTGGTAGAAGCTACTGCTATCGCGTAGAAATCCTTGCCGCTTAGCAGATCCGGCCTTTGCAGCTTAAGGGATCCTGTGATTACACGATCCACGATCTGAAAATTAGGAGCGCAGCCCATTCGATCATAAAATTCTAAAGTGTTATCACATTTCAGCGAAAAATCAATAATGCAACAGCTATAACCATGAAGGCTAAACGTTGGCGTATTGACAGAATTGCAAGCTACGGGAGCGGCCATAGCACTATAAGTTGGCGTTAAGGATGCCGCATCGACCGGAGGCACATAAATGCCAGGCACTTCAAACGAAAACAGCGGCACCTCGCCGGCCTGCATCTTCAGCTCCCAGCTCTTGGTTCGGGCACCTATCCCTAGGTGCTTGTTGCCGTCCCAATCGTGGTAAAAGGTCAGAGAATCAGCCCCGCCCGTCACGAATGAGTAGGTGTTACTGGTGGTGGCAACCGTTGCCAGGTTCATCCCTGCTGCACGCAGGAAGATCCCGTAGGCGGGGGGCGTGCCAGCGGTGCCAGAGCCGACGGCCTCAACGTCAAACGCAACGCCGTTTTTCAGCTCGGCCATCACGTCCGGCAATGCCTCGCCAAACTGCCCGTCTAAGCTGGGGCGAGCAATAGCAGTGGCGTCAAGGGCGGTCAACTTCGGGTCCCTGACCCGGATCGCGTTCACCCCCGTCGGGGCTGCTGACGTTGCGTAGGTCGTCTCCAATGCTGCCATCAGAAACTGAGACTTGTTGCGGGCCATCGGCTGTGGGGGGTTGGGTTACGGATTCGAGGATCCACTCGTTGTTGGTGAGCAGATAGGCGCCAGGGCCAGAAGGCAACGGCGGTGTAGGGGGCTGCTCAAACGTTGCCTTCTTCATGCAATGTGATGTTGGAGATGGCCGTGTAATAGGTCACAGTGTAAATCATTCTGACCTCGCACGCTTGCAGGTTGAGCTCATGGATCCGGCCACGGGATTCGATGTCAATGCACAGCCCCCCCAAGTCTCGCCTCCCGGCCATGATGCGTGCATGGACCGCCGCGCAAAACGGGCCCAGGATTCGCCACTTTGGGGGCTCCCCTGGCTTTCGGGTCTTGGTGATGGTGATGACAACCGGAAGGGTTGAGACCACCCGGCAAGCGCTCAAAACCTTGTCGAGGGCTTCCCCTTCCTGATCCAGCTTGATCACCACGCCATCGGGCTCAGATGCCACCCTGGCTGCATCCAGGAACAAAGCAACGACCCCAGGAATATCGCTCCGGTCCTCGGTGGCCGCTGCGCCCTGCAGCAGATTAGCCAGGGCGTCCATGATCTGGGCGTCGATGGGGAGGGTCATGGGTTGGGGGTGCGGTCCTGCTGGGGTTCGGTGGGCCGCAAGGTTTCAGCCTGCGGATCGTCCAGCTTCGCCAGGATGGCAGCACCCAAGCCGGCCGCAGCCAGGGCTCCAGAGCCAGCAGCTGTCCACCCGTTCAGGCAATCGGTAGAACGCCGCTGGCAGATGTGGAAGGCCCCGCCGATGCCGATCGCAGGAGACGAAAACAGGCAAAGGGCAATGGCTGCGGTAATGGAATCTCTGGCGTTCATCTCCGTTCCCTCGGCGTGGTCATAGGTATCAGGCTGGCGGTTTTGGGGTGAGGCATTTTATCCCAAATGGCGATTAATTGCATTATCAGCCAGCCAGCCAGCAACGCCCCGCCACTACAAAAAGCCATTTTAATAAATATGCCGCTCATGTTATCCTGCAAACCTTTAACGGCAGTTAGGAGTGCCTTGTTAGTCTCTTGACAAGCGCCTACATCTTTCTGAAGCGCAAGAATCTCTAGGTCATGCTCCTTTAATCCGTCGGCATGTTCCTTTCTTGAATCTGCGTGTTCTTGTTTAATGACTGACACAGCCAACTCCATGCGACTTTGACTTTCTCGTACGCTTTGTAAATCATATTTTATAGACGTGACTTCCACAAGCTGCTTTCTTACTTCCCTAAATTCTTGGCAAGCGTCTTTTAGTATAACTATCAAGCCGCTTACATCGCTCAGCGGGATCTGCTGGGCTGTGTCATGCCGCTCTTCGTTCACGGCTCCAACCTCCCGCGCATCCAGCGACGCAGCGCGGGAATCTCAGCCAGGACGCCTAGTGCTACTGGAAACAAAACAAAATGCAACGCCGTCATGGCGCCAACATCCCATAGGTCCATGGCTAGGCACTGGGCGGAGTTATGGCGATTATAGCCTGTCTAAGGGCATGTTATGAGGTTGGCGCTGCTTTAACAATCGCAAAAGCTTGATCAGATTGATTGGCTGGTAGAAAGCATGGCGGGCTAAATGGTCGGAGGGGCTGTTTTGTAGAGATGGTTAGCTGGGAGAACATTTGACATTAAAGCAGCGTGAGTCATGTAACCCTCAAACCTAAATATGTCGGCCATTTGCCAGGCGCCAGGCAAAATCGCAATTTCCGCCAGGCTGTTGTTGTTGCGGTTTGATTATAGACTGAGTCGGCCTGGCCCATGGTGGGTTAAATCGGATACCGGATGATGACGATGCCGGATCCGCCAGCACCCCCACCGCCAGCGTTGCCACCCCCACCCCCGCCGCCGCCCGTGTTGGGGGTGCCGGGTGAGCCACTTGCATTCACGCCCCCTGCGCCTCCGCCAGCCGTTGCCGTCCCGCCGCCACCGGGGGTGGCGTAGTCGCCACCGCCACCGCCACCGCCACGGGCTACGGCAGTGCCAGTGATTGAGCTTGTGACCCCTAAGCCACCCGCGCCACCAATGGCCGCTGTTGTTGAGCCAGTTGAGTTTTGCCCAGGGCCTCCAGCGCCTCCACCACCTCCAGCCGCCCAATCGCCAGTTGAGTCGCCGCCGCCTGCGAAGCCTTGTCCGGTTGTTCCAGCGGCGCCGGGAGATGTAAATGAGCGCCCGCCGCCCGATCCGCCAGAACCAGGGGAATTTCGAGAGCCACTGCCACCACCAATCGATACAATCCCTGCAAAAGACGAATTTTGCCCACTAAGTCCGACCACTACAGAATAAGCCAGCGCCGTCAGCGTGAGCCGTGGCTCTGCGGGGGCACCGCCGCCGCTGGATTCCCCTACGACCGAACATCGGTAGCCGCCGCCACCGCCACCGCCAGCAGCCCCGCCGCCACCGAAACCACCAACACCACCTCCAGCGATAATCAAATACTCAACAAGTCCGCCAGTGGTTACATTCAACGTGCCGGTTGAAGTAAAGATATGGACCCTGTAATTTATGCCGCCAATGTTTACGACGGTTTCTGTGCCGCCAGTGGCGATAACGCCTCCGCTGGCGGCGGGGGGCCTCCTCCGCCCCAAATAAATCACTGGCTGCACCTCCCGATCCGGCTTGCCAGCAGCAGGACGGGCCCAGTAGGGCGGGAGATGTGGCGCATCATTCCGGGATACCATTGACCCAGCCTGAGAGTTGTTGGCCGTCAGGTCCAGTTGTAGCCATCTGACTTAGTACAAAATCAATCACGCCCGTTTCACCCGCCTTGCTGATTTCGTCAAAAAGGAAGGCCATGCGATCGTCGTTGTGACGACACGCAGTGCGGAGTTTGCCGGCCAAAATACTGTCCTGCTCTACCGCTTGAACAAAATAATCCTGGGTATTGCCTTTGGCGATTTCCTCTTTGGCCATTGCTAGTCTTTCTTGATACCAGGCATCTTGAGGCCGCTTATTCATTATTGCTTGGTTAAAGTCTGTGCAGTATCTTTCTACTGTCTCCTTTAGTTCGGCCACGCTGCGGCGGCGAAGGGTTTCGGTGTATTTGTATTTTCCCTTAGGATGGCCATCAGGCACGGCTATAAACTCGCCCTGACCATTGCGGGCAGGGTGCAACCCCCAGCCGCTGTTCTCGCTGTCAACTACGAAAAGCTCGGGATCGTAAGGCACCGACTCGAACGGTACCAGCTCAAAATAGTCGTAAGGCTGAGTATGCGGAATTCCGTCGCCATAAGGCCAGGGACCGCCGCTTGGGTTGCGAACAATTCCGCCAGGCTCTACAGCAACATACTTCTTGATGCTGTCTGAGGTGATGTCGTTGTATTCGACGCCGGTAATGGGGTTGGTGACGATAGCCATGATCAGGAATAGCGAAGGACGTAGGTGAGCATGTGGCCAGATGATCCGGTCCCTAGAGACATCAAATCAACCCCAAGCCAGTCACCAGCGGAACCGGAATAGGTGCCGCCGCTGATGCTTGAAGTTACATCTATTGTGTGGACTGAAGCTGCCAAGGAGGCGACGTTGTTGGTGGTGGTAAGCAGGTTTGTTTTTGTACCGACAGATGTAGTGCCGGCACCCGTGCGGATGTAGGGCCGCGCATCGCTGGTGGCTGCGCTGCCCATTGCTGTAGGGTGACAGTTCCACCACACACCAACAACCACAAAGGCTCGATCTATTCGAGCTTCACTTTTGAAGTTACCGGTTGTTATCCCGGTTTGCCCTATATCAGAAACCACCAGCTTGACAATCTCGCCAGGCACCAGAACACCGCCGACGAGCACCAGGCCGCCGGATGTGCTGATCTCCTCCACCGCCCCATCCCCAGCCGTGCTGCGGCCAGCAAGGCGGTTGGTGGCCATGGTCAAACCACTGGAGCCGATCAGCCCCGCCAACGCCCGGTTGGCGAGGTTGCCAACCACCTTCTGTAATGCCTGCAGGATCGTGTCCGATTCGCTGACCGTGCCGGCGCCTGCAGTGAAGCCGGCCAGGGCAGAGGCGATTGCTCGGGCAGCGGTGAAGAATTGGTTGCCTCCGGTTTCCGTAAGGTCGCCTGTGCCACCAGATGTGGCCACCGCAGCTAGGCCCGAAACCTGGCCCGCCGGAATCGTCGGAATATCGCTAGCCACCAGAGATCGAAACGCTGGGGCTGCTGCTGCACCGGTCGCAGGGCCGGCCCATACCAGGTTTGCAGACTGGGCCGCCAACGTGGCAGTCAGGGTCCCGGTCGTGGTGACGGGCGATCCGGTAACTGTGAACTGGGACGGCAGGCTCAGCCCAACACTGGTGACTGTGCCGGCCTCGCCGCCGTGGTTGCCCTGGACGCTGATTGTTTGGTTGGGCCAGGTGCCGGTAATGGTCACGTGTGTGCCTGCCACCAGCCCAGGGGTGGCCGTTCCCGTGCCGCCATTGGCGATCGACAGCAGCCCAGACACCCCGGTCGCCAGGGGGAGCCCAGTGGCGTTCACCAGGCCCAGGCTGGAGGGTGTGCCCCCTGCCCCGTCAAACAGCACGGGGGCCCCTGCGGCGCCGGCATTCGCTGCCAGGGCATTGGCGATACCGGTTCCTAGGCCGCTGATGGTGCTCAGGGCCTGCGTGCCGCTGTGGTTGCCTCGGGCCAGGTAGTAGGCCGCGTTGTTTGCCGCCAGGGCCGTCAGGTTTGCGGAGAGAGGCTGATAGCTGCTGGCTGCGCTGGCTGTGGTCAGGTAGGCGGCTAGCGCTGAAGTCAGCCCCGCAGGCTGCACCGCCGTAGCAGCCAAGACCCCTTGGGCAGAGGTGGCAAAATCTCCCGTATTGGCAGTGGCGGCAGTACCCAGGCCGGTGATAGTGGAGGCCGGCTGCGTCCCTGTGTGGGTGGATCGATCCCGCAACTGCTCATTTGTGGCATTGGCCGTGGCATTGCTGGCAATCCCGTCGAGCTTGGCCTTGGCTGCTGATGCCACCCACCATGCAGCGATGGCCTCGAACACACGCTGGGGGGTGTAGGCAAACCGCGCCGTGCTGCTGCCGGCCTCCGCCGTGGGCTGGTCAACCGTAGCAGCGCTCCAGTCGCGGGCGTTGCTGAGCCGTGGGTCACCCTCCTGCACCGCCCCCTCCGCCTTGGCCCGGTTGCTCGGCGTCTGGAGCCCTGCCAGGTTTTCGGTTGCCAGGGGAACCGTTGCGTCGTTCCCGGTCGAGGAGGCAACGTCTAGGCCCGTGGCCGTCCTGTTGGTAATCGACAGGTTGGTTGGGGCACTGGTCCCCCCTGGGCCGGTGGGGTCAAATGGCAGATCAACAAACGCCGTGCCAACGATGACGTTATTGACAAGCTGGCCATCGACGCCGGTTTTGCTTCTGCCAGTAGGGTATCCCGTGCTATCAGTTTCTCGCCATACTTCGCCCTTGAGTAGTTTAAAATTCTGTTGAATTGCTTCGGCTTCTGTTGAATGCCTTGTTACAATTAAGGTTTTTTGCCTGTTGTATGTCGTCATGAACCGCTCCCATCCAGGATCAGAACCGCCACCTCGGTGGGTTCAGTGGTTGGATCGTCGCCGGGGTCGCCGTCGAGGATCACCACCGTCTCTTCTGGGGCGTCAACCTTGGCTAGCCTCACCATGCTCCAGCTCAGCGCCCTGGGCTCGCTACCGGGCAGTGGTTCGGGCGGCCTTGTTGCCTTAAATGCAATGCCATCAACTACAAGCGAATGGTTGTAATCAAGATGGCCAAATTCTGCGGTTCTGATCTTTAGCAGCCATGGGACAATTTCCACTCCATCATCAAAAACCAGCTCTTTGTTTTCCTCCAAAAAACCACGGCCAGTAACGGCGCCAGCAATTACGCTGACGCCGCCCATAAAATCCAGGGCTACCTTGTCAGCATTAGCCGATAGGGTTGCCCAGGACATTAGAAGGTGCCATTGAGGCGGACGTGGGCTGAAGTGTCGCCAGAAGCGTAGGCAGCAGTCTGGGTAGAAGCTGCTGGCACAAACACCCCAATAAGGGTGTTGCCGCTGCCGGATGCCGTCACGTTCTTGTTGGTGTCATTCCAGTACGCCTTGGCGTAAAGGCTTGCAGCAGCGCCGGTAGCCTTAGGAAGAACGAAAACACCTTTAAGGTGAAAGGTTCCCTCTTCGCCGCTGGCGAGATCAGTAGCAGCAACTCCAAAAACCGAACCAATCAAGGCGCCGCCACCGCTAGAAACCGCGTAAGGCGCAACAATTGGGAGTGATTCTCCTTCCTGAACGTAGTTTTTCAAGGGTTTACCTCGGGAATGGGGTGGGAAAGAGCCGGGGGCGCCGGCTCAAGATCATTCAGCTCAAACGCCGGTAGAGCGGTAGAAGCCGCGCCAGTCGGCAATGGTGACGTAGAAGTCGTGGCGAACCAGCATTTCTACGCCGTCAGGGTTGCGCTTCTCGGTAGTAGTAATTGTGGGCCCACCCTCGCCGATCAGATACCCAAACTGGATCATATCAATCCTGCTAGGGCTAGCCGCTAGATACCACATAGCAGTGGAATCATCAGAAAGACGAGCCTCGCTGATTACCTGCATTGATCCGGCAAACGGGTTGACGGCATTCAAAGCATTAGGCGCGTATTGGGGCAGAAGAGCCGAAGATACAACCTGAGATGCAGCAGTATCCAGCTCAGGCGGCACAATCAAATAAGCAGGTGTCAGGTTTAGATGGCTCTTGGGTTCGTTGGGGCCGGAAGGAGCGGTTTGCTTTTTCAGTTTGACCTTGCCGGCATCAAGCCCGGCAATGCCAATAGCCCCAGTACCAGTGTTGCTGTGATCAGCATGAAACAACGCTTTACCGTCAAGGCTAACATTCGCCCCCAAGGTGCCCTCAGTAAGCAGCGCCCAAGTCAAATTAGATTCAAGCAAAGAACAACCCGCACCCAGCTTCGGGGCAACGCGGCTCAAAGCAGATAAATCATCATTGATAAGCATACGTCGGCTAATGCCTACACGTTTACCGTATTCGCTGAGCTGATAGGTAGTCTTGCCATCGGTAAAAGTGCCTGATTTGTATTCACCATTCTCTAGTATTTTTTCAGGTACAATAGTGGCATTCAACTGCACGCCAAAATTAGGCTTGAAGTCTGTGTTGTCTGACTGATTAGCCAGCAGCCGCCAGGTTTGTACTTCTTCTTCATATCCTCTTAACAGTGTTTTATTAGCACTATCCATAAGAACATTCTGAAGATCAGAAGTCGTATGAAACGCCCGGTCGATTAGCTCATTGATGCCCATCATCCGCACATCAACACGGCTAAAACCACGCATGGTTTCAAGGTATTCCTTGGCCATATCAATGACGCTTAGCCGGGCGTATTGGCGACCTAAGTCGGTCGGGGTTTTTACCGCTTTGCATCGAGCATCAACACCTTCCTGCAGGCCGCGCATAAAGGTATCGCCAGCGTCGCGGGTTACCTCGATCCTGGCAGGATGGCCAGCATGGACAGGGGCCTTCGTTTCAATCGCAAGGCGAGCAGCTCGCACCACCTCCGTCATAATGCTAGGCAAGTCCTTCCCCGCAGTGGATCGAATCAGGTCTTGCACGGCAGTTTCGGGGAGATCCGCAGCGCCAGCGGCCCGGCGAATGTGCAGCTCTCGGGCAACCTCGTCAGGGGCAGGATCGAAGCCTTGAGCAGCAGCAGGAGCGGTGACAACAGCCGGTTGTGTCACGGCGGTTTCATCTGGAGCAGTGGCCGCCGGGTCGCCCCCGGCCTTTTCAGTTGCAGTAGACATCGGGGGGTCCGCAAGGGTTGATTCTGTTATTGCATCCACCGAGCGCATGACGCTCGCCGGATCTTGGCCGGCGATCACCAGCGAGACAGCAACCGGCTCCCAATCGATTGCTCGATCAAGTGGTTGATCTGCGCTGGCACGCTGCCATCTGTAGATCCGCGCATCAACAGAAAAACGCGCAGATCCATTCCTGAGGCGGGGAATGGCAACCGCCATGGCCTCATCGGGGCCATCTACCTGCACCGTGCCGACTAGGGCATTACTGCCATCCTCAGCAAGGCCCAGGTCCATTGCCGTGATCGCCCCCCAGCACGAGGCAGAAGTGCGCTGGTGGTCGATGTCCATCGGCAGCGGACGCCCTGGCCAGCGAATGGCCGAGCGTTCGTGCACCAGCTGGACACCGTCGCCCACATCGGCGTCAGTTGAAATGACCACTGTGGCGGTCCGGCTCTGTTCATCCCAAGAAGATGGGGCGACAAGGGCCATTCGCTGGCAGGTTTGACTTTCTGTTGCCAGTGTCACCGCTGCTGTGGTCATGGGTTCGGGCATCATTCTATGCTATCAAATCCGAAGTTTCGCTGGCTGGGGGTGTAGTCGGCTGGGGAGTGTTGGAAACCTGCAGGCCGCCGCTGTCGTTTGTCTGGCTGGGGTCCACCGTCAGCACCAACTTATGGACCTCTCTGGCGTCCTTGAGGTCCTTGGCAAGCTCGGCAAGCACCTGCTGAGGGACATAGCCCAACGACCGCTGGACCTCGGACAGGCTCAGGATGCCGGCCCTGATCGCAATGACCAGCGCCTTGATCTCTTCGGACGGGTTGATCATCTCCCGCCTGGGAGGAGTCCAGACCATCCGACCGTTTACCCGGTTGGCCATGCCGGCCATTTGCACCGCAGCAGCAAGCCGCCTAGAAACTGGCTCCAGGAACTGCGGAATCATGATGTTCCAGCGCCAGTGTCCGATATTTCGGTAGAACTCAATCCACCCCATGCGGCCGCTTGAGAAATTGACATCGGACAGAATCCCAGTCAAAGATTCAAACGTGATGCCGTAACCAGCTGCTACTGAATGCAGATGATGCCGTTGCAGCTCTATGAAATTACCAGCCTCTGGGGGCTTGCTAAATTCGATTGATTTCCCTGGGGGCAATACTTCAATTGCGCCAGGCTCTATTTTTTCAAAAAGGGTTGCAATTGCATTATCTGGATTCTTAGGATCAACAGAAGGAGCAATAACATTGTCAGGATCTGTATCTGTAATAAATGCAGTAAAGCAGCAAGCCAGTTTGTCCAGCAACATACGGGCCTGGGCATGGTCGCCAATATCCCGCAACGTGAGCAGCGACGAGGCGCCCCATGGAACACCAGTAGCCTGGCCAGGGCGCCGCACGTCGTAGACGTGACAAATCTCAGAGGCTGGGATTTCATCAGACCCTAGCTGCGACTGGCGCCAGTCGCTTTCGCCTGGATGATTTTTTCTGATAAAATAGCTTTTTAGCTTGCCATCATCATCGTATTTCTTGCCAAAAATAATACTAGAACCATTATCCTTTGACATATCTAACCAGTCTGGCTCTAGTACCTGCAAAGTGAGCGGGGCAAGGCCTTGCTTAATTAGGCGTTCATCAATGCGAAAGCGAATCAGGCAACTACCGCGAACTGCAACCGTGCGACCAATTAAAGATTGCAGTCCATAAAAGTTTAATTTTTCGTAAAAATCACAAAGCGGTGATTCTGCCCAATCTTTGTAAATTTGCGAATATCTTTTATTTTTATTAACTGGTTCTCCTATAATACCTTCTCCGATCCAGTTAGTTACAATAACCTTAATGGCTTTGTCTGCCCACGGATCGGAGTCTACTTGATCCTGATGCCTTGATACAATCCGCTGCAATACTTGGCGAAGATCAGAGTTGGGGCCCCGGCTTTGCTCATACCATCCATCAGTTCGACGCGATTGCTTGCCTGCTTCCCACGCTCGAAGATTGGCTTTATACAGCTCAGACTTTGCAACTTTTAATTGATTCTCCAGCTGCGCCTTGGTGCGTTTTCCCATCCTTAGGCTCTTTGGAAAGTCTGGTAAATGCGACGTACCGGCCTAGTCTGGCTGTTGGCTTCCACCTCGGCAGCCATAATCCTTTCCTGTTGCTGCATCTCGGCAAGCGAGCGAAACGTCATCTCTCGGCCGTCGCTAAACCGGGTCTTCAAAACCCCGCTAGCCATTGAGGCCCGCAGTTCCGCTAGTTGCTCTGCTGTGTAGCTCATGCCGCCATTATACCTGCTACCAGAAGCTGCTGGTCTTACGTCGGATCGGTGCCGGCGCTGCCCCTCCCCCTCCCGCCCCCGGCGCCTGGGTGCCCAGGGTGCGGGCGAGCTGGGCCCACATGGTTCCTGCTGCGTAGTTGCGTTTCACCAGCTCCAACATCCCCAAGATGTAGACCTCCAAATCCAACGGCTCGTTTCGGGCCCCCTTCTCATTCCGCCATTCAGATTGCTCAAAACCTCTGCCGTCAATTGTGGTTATAAGTTTCTCACAAGTTAAACCCTTAAAGTATTCATCTGTTGCATTTTGCCCAAAGTGCATAAACCCCGGCCCTGGCTGCTCAATGTTTAACCTTCCGTAAATAGTTCGTTTTAGAGTATGCGTGTTTATCATGTAAAGGGTAACTCCTTTTTTTATCTTGCGACCGCGTAAATTTACGTCTTGTTTTGTGCCATCGCCAAGGGTTTTAGCTTTCTTGTCGCTGCCGCCTTTGACTGCTACCACTCCCTCGTTGACCCTTTGGCGGCAGTAGTCATAGGCTTCATGCGTAAAATGCCCCCCAGTGTCAACCGCTGTCTTGTAAACCATCATGGTGCCGCCGCTTGCATGATTAAATACAGTCTTTCGAATTACGTCGATCTGCTTCCATACTTTATCTTCTGCTGGACTTCCATATACCTTTTCGTGCCATATCAGCCAGCTTTCTTCGCCCACTCCAAAGCCTTTGACCTTGATCTCTAGCCATGTGTCCTGAACGTCAACCGCAGCCAGTAACAGCAACACCCCATCTGGACAGAACCCGCTCGGATATGGGTTTGCCGCGGCACGTTGCATTAGGCCATCGGGGCTCACTTTTGCCGTTGCAGGATCCTCCCAGGCTTCGGCCGCCCTTTTGTTGACCCAGCCCTTCAGGAGCATGGTGTCATTTTTGGCGCGCAAAAATTCATCTCGGATCTTCTCCCAGCTCAGCCACCCATAGGGGGCATACCAGCCAGGCAGATGAAACCCTGCCGTCTCGCCATCGCCCTTGGCAGTAGCTCCCCACACCCCCCCGGCCAGCATCGCCACCTTGTGGTGCTGCGCCAACCGCTCACCGCACGTCGGGCACTTGCACCAAACTTCCCCATCCTTTTTGTCCCAAACCATGTGCTCCCAGCGGATCACCTCGTTGCCCCCGCAGCAGGGCATGAACGCGGCAAAGCGTCGACGGTCGCTGCGGTTCTCAAACTCCCAGGTGATCCGGCACGCGCCCCTAGTGCCAGGGGTGCTGGTGATCAGGGTCTTCCTGTCGGGAAAGTTGGTCTGCCGCGCCTCGGCGTTTTCGATCGGATCGCCCTTGTCGTCAATCTCCAGGGGCAGGCTTGACGCCTCATCAACCCATAAGTTCTGGGCCGGCATCCCCTGGGCAGCGCTGCCGCTGTTGCCGCCAATGATCGACAGCAGCATGTCCCCTTGAAACTCTTTCAGGAACATGGCGTTAGCCGCGTCCCTGCTCTTGGTGCTGACCTGCTTTGCGGCAACCGCCGGGGTGTCCTTGAACAACGGGTCAAGCCGTTGCCTTACCTGCCGCTTTGCAAAGCTCTCGGTTGGGAACAGGATCAGAAACGGCGCCGGATCCATCGCAATGGTTCGGCCCAGCCAGTTCAACCCGCATTCAGTTTTGGCCCCTGATTGGCTGCCGAAGATCAAGATCACGCGCCTGATCTTCCTCTCCCGTGGGCTCAACAGGTCCATGGGCTCCCGCAGAAACGGAACGCGATCGGTTCGCCACTGCCCAGGCTCTGAGCTGCTGCGTCTGGTCAGCTGCCGCTCGGCGTCGGCCCACTCGCTGACACTGAGATGCAGCGGCGGTTGAATGGCCTCAATAAAGGCATCCTCGTAAATCTGGCCGCCGTCAGGCATGTTGCTTGAGCCCCTTGAGGGCGTTCTCAATCTCCTCTTCAAGCAAGGCCCGCACATCATCGGGTTCGCTCATCGCGGCCAACCGCGCAGCGTTGCGGGTTGGGATGATCAGCAGCAGGTCCCGCACCTGGCGGGCGAGCTTGGCGGCCCTGGTGCGGACTGCATTCAGGTCCCCAAGCTCTTTGATCCGCTCTTTGTAATCCAGCTCTGCCATTTTCGCTTCATAGGCCGCTCTGACTTGCTTGCTTGTTGCCAGCGGCGGGCCGCCTTTGGCCGCTGCAGGGGGATGGCTAAGGGGTGTTGATTGCTTTTGAACTGCTAGGTCAGCCTTTGTTTCCTGCCTCTCAATCCCGATTGGCAAGGCAGTGCCGCCGCCCATGGCGCCATGTTCACTTGGGTCGGTACGGTCTGCCCATTGCTGATCTGCAGCGGCAGCATCAATAATCCAAAATCGACCATTTCGCTGCACTGCCGGGGGCGTAAGGCGTTGATCGTTGATTGCATTAATTACCGCCACATGAGAGGTCCCCCGCAGCCCCTTCGCCTTGCGGTGATCGGCGTACTGCTGGAGGTTCATGGGTCGTACTCAATCCCGAACCACTGCCGGCCGATTTCCAGCGCCACTCGCTGCGTCATGTAGGGAGGAACGGACATGCCGCAGACGTAGCCGGCGGCTTGCTTGCCAAAGTTGTAATCATCTGGGAACGACTGCACCCTGCAAATTTCTTGCCCTGCAAACCTGCGAGGTTCTTTCCAATGTATTGGCAAAGAATCTGGCGACGCTGCCATTGTGTACACAGGCTTGTTTGGATTTGCTACATATGCGTTAAATCTATGGCCTTTGGGATGAGCTTTGGACAAAGGTTCTCCTGGATTAACTGCTTGCCATAACTTTTTTGTTTCTTCAGTCAACCATGTAACTTTGTTACCAAGACAAGCATTTTCTATCACGCTTCCAATTTTGATTTCATTTTCTTTCATTTCTATTTGGAGCTTATTCCAGTTTAAGTTTTTCTGCCGCGCAATAAAAAACGTCCGCTCCCTGGCCTGCGGCACACCCATCCGCGCAGCGTTGAACAGAAACAACTGAGCGTCATAGCCCGCCTCCCTGAATGCTGCAAAGATCTCCTTAACGTATCCTTTGGCGTTGCCGAGGATCAGCCCCTTTACGTTTTCGGCCACGATCACCTTTGGCTGCAGCCGCTGGCCAACCTCGATGAAGTGAAAGAACAGGTCGTCTAGTACCTGCTTTACTTGCCCTTCGCGAAAGTGATGAGCATTGCCCCATTTCTTTTCTCTGCTGCCAGCCATGCTGAACGATGAGCACGGCGGCGAGCCGTCCAGTAGATCCAGGTTTTTTAGCTCATCGGGGATTTCTTCTAGCGACAGCTTGTTAAACTGCTGCACTCCCATCAGGTAGCTGTACTTCGGCTTGTGGTTGGCCCGGTAGATCGCCATCATTTCTGGGTCAATCTCAACGCCGCCCAACATGTTGAAGCCAGCAAGCTTGTAACCCATCGTTGATCCGCCGCCGCAATGGAAGCAAAAGAATGCCGTGAGGCCATTCTTTGGAACAGTGGCCAAATCAGTCAGATTCCAGGGGCCATGAAAGCAGCGCAGCGTCATCCGTTGAACTCAAAGTTGCAGCGTGGGCACTTGTGTTCAAACTCACTAAAGTCTTCTTCGCCGTACTTCTCGGCTCCCTTGTGATCCTTCGGCCCTGACTCTTCCCGGTCAATCCCTTCCGGGTCCAGCAGTCCCGCGATCCGGCCCTCATCAAAGCCCAGCAGGCTCAGGTCAAAGTCGGCCAGGTTCAGACCTACGATCTCCTGCTGCAGCAGCTCCATATCCCACCCTGCATTCAGCGCCAGTTGGTTGTCAGCTAGTACATAGGCCCGGCGCTGCTCAGCGGTCAGGTGACCCAGCACGATCACCGGCACTTCAGTCAGCCCCAGGTCCATCGCCGCGGCTAATCGACCATGGCCAGCAATGATCCCATCGTCCTCGCCTACCAGGATCGGATTCGTAAAGCCAAACTCCTGGATGCTGGCGGCGATCTGCGCCACCTGCTCAGGGCTATGGGTGCGGGCATTGCGCTCATAGGGCCGGAGCCGCGCCAGGGACCACATCTCAATCCGCTTTGCACTGGGGGCGGATGGCATCAGGCTATGAAGGCTCATGGCATTGTAACCCCTTACTTACATTGGCGGCGATTGTAAGCGCCTATTTTTCACTCGCTAAAAAAAGATCGGGCGCGAGTCTACC